TCCAGAGCCTTCGACAGCTTGGTTGTATCGCCGCCAATCTCAACGGTGATGCCCTTGATTCTGTTTGCCATGCGGTTCACCTCCTCCGTGAGGGCATGAAAAAGCACCTGCCGGAGCAAGTGCTTAGTGTTTATTTAATGTTTCAGGCTTTTCCGTTGTTTTGTAAATATTCAAAAACAGCATCAACAATTGACGGATGCCATGCATCGGCATCGACTACTTGACTTCTGTATATGGTGTACTTGACACCCTCTTTGGAAGTAAGCCAATGATCTCCAGAATGAACAAGAATGCCCATTTTCTCTAAAATTAAATTCAAGGCATGAACACTTTTAACGTTACAGCCCATTTTCTGAAGTCTCTTAACAACTTCAATCTTATACAGATCTCCTAAAGCATTGTACGGCATACTAACCATTCCTCCTAACAAACATAGCAGGTATTATTTGTCATGAAAACTTACAACATATTCTGACGGAACTATTGCTGTGTCCACCTTTCTTCCGGTATAGAAAAATTCCATCAATTTGGCGAATTCTCGGACTTCTTCATCGGTGTCCTCAACAAATGGTTTTTTATTATGATCGAAGAACGCTTTTGCCTCCTCTATTGTTTGATACGTCGCTTTCAGCTTTGTTGATATCGTTTTCATAGAGTGTTCATACATATTTTCACTACAAAGCATTGGAATTGTAATCAAGTGAGATTTATTACCCTCAACCCATTGAGTTGCTTTTTCAGTCCCGAACTCTTTCAAAATAACTAAAACCAGTTTATCAATCACTGCTTTGTTATTATTGTCAATAGAGTACAAATAGCACAACACCTTGTATCGAATAATAGGAGGAAGTAAGGAAAAGCACCTAACTATCTGATTGTTTGTACCGAAAGAATGTTTTGAGAAAAACTGAATAAATAAGCATGAAATCAAGTCAAGTAAATGATCATGAATTTTGCTATAATCGTCCTTTGTGATCTGTGCTCGTACCTTTGAATGCGAACAAGAATTTGCTGCACAATAATCATTTGTATCATTCTTAACAGCAAGAATACATTTCTTAAAATGATCGCCGTAAGTGAGTGCTTTTACAGTTTTTAATACTTCTTTGTCACCGATTGTCAGCTGATCATCTGGATTAAAGTCAATCAACTTCCTTACTATTATCTCAGAAAGAACCCTCATTTGAGCAATCTTTCCTCGGTAAGAAGAATCAACATAAAAAATATCGTGCAGACAGTCCCCAAGAATATAAACATAATCCTCGTCTCTGAAGTTGCTCATATTACCCCCCCTTAGTTTCTTTTCCTTTATTATACTGCATGAAATGGAAAAAGTAAAGAGGTTATTTAGAAATTATCAAAGTCCGCCTGTCCAGCGACCTCATGCCAGCCGTCATATTCGTCATTTTCCTTTTCGGTGAACATATCATTCACGATTCCGATTGTGAGCAGATCAAGCTCCGAGAGGGACAACCCGATCTGCACACATCGGAGAAGGAAGAGGGGCGTTGTCATCGGGCGGTCAGTTTTTCGATGTTTTTTTTAGATTCCGCCTGTGTCTCCACGTTGAGTCCCCACAGTTCAATGAGCTGCGGCAGCACCTCGTAAATGGAGAATGTGTTGAACGCTTCAAGCCACTCGTCCGGATTGTCCGGGACGTTCTCCGGATCAGCGTGCTTCGCCATGATGTAGGCGATATTCTCGAACACCTCAAGACTCTCGATGTCGAGGGTGGAATCATCCTCGACGCCCTCCTGCACGGAGGTCTGGAGCGATGCGAAGTCCTTGTAAATATCCCTGCGGAACTTGATGCGGTAAAGGCGAGGCACAGCGGCACTCGCCTTGAACGGAACCTCGATACCGTCAACGGTAATCGTCTTTTTAATAGCCATGCTGTACCTCCTTACTCAGTCGCGCTGCCGGACTTGGTCGTTGTTGAACGTGTGCCGGTGCTGTTGTTGGTTGCAGCAGTCGGCATATACACAGCGTTGTACCAGTTATCGTAGGTGGTCTGGTCAGTGCTTTCGCAGGTCTTGGACTTCACCAGACCATTCGGGAGAGCCGATGCCTTGAGGGACAGCTTTTCCGTCTTGACGCTCTTGCTCTCCTCGGTAGTCTCACCCTCAGTCGCAGGACGGGACGCAGAGCAGCAGTACAGCACATGACGGATGTGGTTCTTGTCGCCGTCGAACTCAAACATAAGAGCAAACTGCGATGTTTCCGCATCGTTGCGCTCCACCAGAACGCCCTTTGCGTCAAGCTGCTCACCGAGAATTGCCGTTGCAAAATCGGTTGTGATGAGTGCGACCTCCAGATCGCCGTCATAGCCTGCGTTGTTGTTGATGACATAATACACGCTGTTGTCAGCGTAGAAGTTCTCGTTTTCGCCATTCGCGTCAATGCTCAGGGAAACTGCACCGGGCAGGCGCACAGGCGTTGCGAATGTCGGAACGCCCTCGTCCGACCATGCCGTGATCTTCGCCCAATGCACCTTGTTCAGACCGAACTTCACCTTGTTTTTCTGCAGTGCCATTGTTATACCTCCATTTCGTAAAGCACCTCGTAGAGCTTCTCGCTCTCGATCCAGCTTTCGGTTTTCGTGTAGTAGATGTTGTGCAGCCGGAGGACTTCCTCCAGCCGTTCCTCCGCCTCCGGGGATTTCCGGTCGGTGTATAACTCGATGTCAAGCTGTTTGAAGCTGTGGTACATCAGATTATCCGCACCGAATGTATTTTCACCGGGCGACAGAAAAAGCGCAAAGGGCGGTCGTGGAGACTCGCCCTCGGCAAAGTGGTGGTAGGCAAAGGGAAAGCCTGTCTCCACCATCATTTCATTGATTTCTTCATAGGTCATGACAGCGCCTCCTCGATAAGCTGCGTGAGCATTTCCTCGCCGTGCGCTTCCGCAGGCGCGATATGCGGCTTGCCGGATACACGTCCGCCGTTCCGCTTGGCGTGACCTTTTTCAAGCAGGTGCGCAAGCTGGTAGCGGTTCTTCGAGTGAACAGTGATTTCCAGCGAGTGGCTGTTCTCCTTCGTTTTCTTGGTCGTCCAGCTTTTTGCATACCGTCCGGTACGCTTCGGAGCATTGGCGGAGATTTCCTTCTTGACGGAGGTGGCTGTCTTTTTGACTGCCGCTTTCATGGCAGTATCCGCAAGGTCTGCATATTCCGTCAGCCCCCGCATGATCTCCTGCGCCATATCGTCAATCGAAGTCATCCTGCTCACCAGCCTTTCGTGTACCTGCCGTGATCTTCATATAGTCGAGTGATTTATAATTCGGCAGCACACCGGAAATATCATACACCAGACCACGGAAGCGGAGCTTGTGCGTGGTGGTATTGATGCGCTTGGTATCAGGTGTCTGCCGGACGGTAAATTCCAGCGATACGACTTCCTGCGTCACGCCTGCATCCGTTGTTTCCGTCGATGTCTTTACGGACACGGCAGCCCAGCAGGAGAAGGCTTCCTCCCACCGGGCTGTGTGGTTGCCGATGCCGTCTATCTTCGTGCTGTGTTCCAGAAAGGCGATGCGCTGATTCAGCGTTCCGATCTCCATCAGATCATCCCTTCCCGCTGCGCAAAGAGCAGCGCCCGGAGCGTGAGTGTCAGCTTGTGGTAGTCAGCACCGTTGCGGTTCTCATAGAGGTACGAAACAGTATACAGCATAGCCTGCCGGGTGGTTTCCTCATTGACCGCAAGCGCCTGCTCGTCCATTCTGCCGACGTCCTGCACCAGCCGTTTTGCCGTATCGATCAGAGTGAGGATGAGCTTGTCATCCTCACAGTGGTCTACACGGAGATAGTTTTTTGTCTCAGGCAGTGAAATCAGATTCATTTATCTGCCCTCATCAGGCATTGCCGCCTGCGGCTGCTTTAGTGCCTGCCATTTTCAGTACTTTCACAGATTCCGGCAGAATCAAACGGCCGTCCACACGCTGCGTGGTGAGGAAGCCGACCTGATCGGTGCGGGCATACAGCTCATTCAGACGGCGGAAGGTGCGGTTCTGTCTGTCAGCCACCCAGTAGTTCTTCATGTCACCGAAGAGGAGAACACGTTCGCCCTTTGCAATACCCGGCATAAAGGAAGAGGTGCGGATCGGTCTGCCGAGAAGTGTATCCGGCTTTGCGATATCAAGGCTCGGCTTCCAGAGGTAGTTGTCGTTCTTGTCCTTGAGCTTCATGAGCTGAAGGAGAATGGTCTCGTTGCAGACGAACTGTGCGTTGCGGCGGTAGGGAGACTTCAGGCTGTAGTAGAGGTCGAAGATCTCATCGAAGGTGATCGCAGTCTGAGATGCCGCAGTAACACCAAGCTCTGCACCGCCTGTCTCATCGAGAATACCGAGGGGCTTCTTGTCACCGTCACCGGTGAAGAACGCTCTTTCCTCGGCGTTGCCCATTGCCACACCGAAACGTGCAGCGATATAGCTTGCGAGGTCGAAGGCGGAATCGTGCAGAAGCTCGTTGCTGATCTTGATCATTGTGCCGAGCTTGTATGCGGAGAGCGTGGTCTGACCGAAACGAGTATCGGTCTCCGGGATCTCCTCACCCTCATCGATCCACTGTGCTTCCATCGTGTCATTGGCGATCGGGATCTTGCGGGTACCGGAATTGGTCTTGATGACCGTTGCCATCTGGCGGAAGATGTTATTCTCTTCGAGAGCCTGAATCAGTCTGCGCTCGAACTCGTCCGGCACAGTGTAGCCGCCCTCGGTGTCCTCACCGACAGAGAGTGCGTTGCGGACTGCAAGCTGATCGCCCTTGTTGCGGATCATATCCCAGAAAGCGGACTTGTACTCCTCGGAGGCAGTACCTTCCGCCTTCGGCTGTGTCTGTCCGCCGGGTGCGTTGGTGACGGGCTTAGAGGTCGGTGCGGAAAGTGCCGCATCCACGGCTGCCTGCTGTTCCAGACGCTCGATCTCTGCACCGAGAGCCTGCACCTCACCGGCCATTTTGTTGTACTGCTCAACTGCGGATGCCTCCACGAGACCGTTCTCACCACGGTGCTTTTCGAGGAATGCCTTTGTCTGCTCCCACAGGGTATTACGTTTACTGCGAAGTTCCATGATCTTGCTCATATCTTTTCTCCATTTCTCCGGATAAAATCCGGTGTCGCATAAAAATACAGCCAGCCTTATCTCAAAAATGCAAGCTGCTGTTTCAGAATTTCATACGGCATTGCGCCGTCTGCGGTTTTACCGTCCATGCCGATCACAGGGACGGTCACAGTCGGTGCTGTATCCGTCAGCCCTTCCTCGGAAGGTTTCTGGGCATCATCTGCCTTGCCGTCATCGGGCGGCTCTGTGCCTTCGTGTGCTGCGGAAGCGGTGATCTTTCCCAGAATGGTCTGTCCCATGATACGGGTGGAATACTGCCACAGGGGGTTGTTGTCCAGTGTGAACGGTTTCTTGTCTTTTTCCTTTTCATCCCCGTCCTCGTCACCGCCTTTCTCATCGGGCTTCTCAGGCTCTTCCGGATCGTCAGGCTCATCCTCCTTCTTGTTCGGCTGAGTTTTTTCGTCAAAGAGGATCTTATCGGCAAAGCCCAGCTCGACCGCCTTTTTCGCATTGATCCATGTTTCGTCCGACATGAGCTTGCTGATGCGGTTTCTGCTGAGTCCGGTTTTTGCGGCATATGCGTTGATGATGCCCCCATACCCGATTTGATAGACAAAAAAGAATGTGATAAAATAGAAAGAAAACGGAGGGTTCGAAATGAAAG